GCCTGAGAAGCCGCCACCTCATAAACGAACCCCAGAGCCTTGGCGCGCTCGACGAACAAGCCGGCTTCGCGCCCGACGACGCGCTGGCAGCGCCGAACCGCGACCAGCTTCACGACGAAGTTGGCCATCCCGTTCCTGAATGTCGTGTCACTCTCCCCTGACGCGTTGTTCCGGTCAATCTCGCACTTGACTCCATGACCCCAGTCGAGCTTGCGGTAGACGAGCTTGTGCATGGCATCCGCCAGCGTGCTTGGCAAGCCCATGATGGAATAACAAGAAATGATCTCATGATGATACTCTTTCCTGAAATGCGCGTCCCACCGCTCCCCGTCGACATAGTAGGCCACTCCATTCACCGTAAACATGCCGTCGTCGCCGTTGTCGATGATGACGTCCAGCCCAGACTCGGCCATCAGGGCCCGACACATCTCCGACATCTCTTCCACGCTGAGGCCAGATGCAAAACGCACCTCCACCCCGAACAGCCCTGCGCTGTGATCGCGCAACACTTGCTTGACGCGCTTCTCCATCGCGAGGATCCAAGGTATCATCACCGACTGCAGAGGCAGCCAGCGAGGGCAGATGGTGCGCGGATCAGCCGGCGCAGTGGTCACGAGTGCTCCTCCGACGTTGTACCTGGTGTCAGGCCTGTACGCATTGAGCTCGTGTTTGAGAAAGGTAGCGCAAGTGTCCGCCCGGAACTTCGGGTAGAGCTTGGTCTGCATGATCGGCGTCGTCCCGACACAGTCGAAGAGCTCGCGCGCCTCCTGATAGAGGGCGCGCTTGGCTGGTCCGAACTTGCTGATGAACTCATCGAACGGGACCGGCTCGATCGGCTCGGAGCCGGCTCGCACTGCATACGCCAACCGGCGGAGCACCTGGCTCACATCTCCAAAGCCCTCCTCGTCAGTGATCTGAGGAGTCTTGCGCCCAACTCTGCCCCACATCGAATGTATGAAGTTGCCCCGCTCATTGCTGAACGAACTCATGTCGAGAACACCCGGAAACAGAGAGAAGGTCAGGCACTTCGACATCTTCGGGTACCTGAACTTCCGCTTGCTGATCATGACCTTGAGCAACGGATCGGGCTGCGCGACGAGATCGGTGTCCACCAAATACTCAAAACCCGAGTTGACCCCCATCGGCCTGGAGGCCCACCACTTCCGTCCCTTCTCGAGCATGAAGTCCACGCCCAAAATGCCAAGATGCACCGTGACTGGCGTCGCAGCCATGACCATCGTGAACTGCGACGGTATTCCCAGCGTCGGGCTTATCCAAATCGCATGTGCATTCCACGCCGCGTGCGCCGCAATTCCCGCCAACAAGGGCAAGGCAGAGAAAGTGTGGTGGACCACGAGCCTGTTGATCAAGCACGCCAAAACGCCGTGGCCGGACATGGCCATGCAAGCCGCCTCCCACAACGGTATTCCCCAACGGAAAACCTGAGACTTGCGCTTCACCCACTCCTCCCCAATAGGGGTTAAGACCGTGGTCATGAACGCGTAGAACAGCAGCCCCTCCGATGAGCACCTGACAACCTTACAGCCAGTGGCGAGATCCCGAACCGTAACGGTCACATCCATCACCCGCTTGCAAAGCCACAGCAACTGTGCCGCCAGCATGCTCTTCGCCTGCTCCACAGTGAGCGGAGTGCCAGCCGGCGTGGCAGTCTCCACCACCTGCTGCGCCCGACCCATGACCGCAAGAGCTCTGCTCAGTGCGACCTCGTCCTGCTGCGACTCAGACAAACGATGCGCCAGCCCACGCTGCGGGTACGACAGACAGATGGAGGCCGACACTGACCCGAACCTGCGCCTAGCAGCCGAGGTGACGTCTCGTATGCTCCTGAGCGCAGAGTCGTACAGAGTCTGCACCCGGCCGCGGGCGCCGAGAAGGCCTAATGCCTCTTGAGCCTCATAATTCGAAAAATATGACTCACTGTTCTCGTAGTCGCCGTTCACGTAGCCGTCGAAGTCGTACTCAACTGCGACGTACGTCGGTGCCTGTGACCTCCTGTAGGCCTCGATGGCCTCATCTCGGACCCGTGCATAGGCATCAGACACCAGCGGCGCTGCCTTCCAAGTCGCGTAAGCAAACACGCCAGTAACGGCTAGGCCGATCGCTGCGCGTGATCCCCAGATCAATTGCCAAGGCGCGCCGAACGAGCCGTGGGTCATGTTGCCATAGTCAGGACCAGATTCCTCCCCGCGGAGCACCTTCTCCAGCAATCCAGGCGGGCCCATTCCCCTCCGGGCTCGTGCGAGCGCGTTGTCCCTGTGAGAGCCTCCGACAGCAGCGGATACCATCGCACTGGGCAACATCGCTTCGCTGATGGCCACGTGAATGGCCCCGATCATCGCCCCGTCGATGCCCTCAATCGTGCGCAACACCTGGCCGACGTTGTTCGCGGCCACCTGACGCGAGACGCCGCTAGCATACAGCTTCTCGCACTCGCCCCAAGCGGCTGTAGGGACAAACGTGGTCTGGCTGTAGCAGCCTTCGACACACACTGCGACCTGATTGCAGCCCCTGTAGTACGACACGGTCAATCCCCCGGTGCGCACTGTCCGCCGGCGGTCGACGATCATGCGAGGCACGGCGGCCAACTGCCTGATGTGGATGTTGACGCAAGGCGCCTTGATGTCTGGCACGCCTGCCTTGACGGGGTGGATGCGACCGAACAAAATGTAGCGCGACAAAGCCCCCTCCAGATCGGGCATGCCGTAGACCAGGCCGTCAGGTGCGATAGCTTCCACACCCCACGAACCTCGGCCGTAGACACGTTCATAAGTCCCGCCCAGAGTGCTACCCTTAGCATCAGTCCACCCAAGAGACACTATCCAGTCGCCCGAATCGTTCTCGTAGGCAACCCTGTCAGGGCCACCGATTGCGCCGGCGCGCGCAGAAACGATGTGGGGCAGAGTCAACGCGTTGTATGTACATGGCGGAACGCTGATACTGGACTCGTCCAGAGAGACGAGGTCGCCACGGACGCCTTTTGTCAAGATGAACTGGACGCCGGCCGCATAGGCACCGTAGAGGTCAGTGCCGTCGTATCCGTAGTTGTTGACATCGAGTCCTACACAAGGCCCGGGCCG